CCTGGTGCCCCCGTTCAGCGTGGATCGAACGGCGGGGCAGGGTGTTCACGTTGGGGGCCAGGTCCGCCACGGCTTCGTGCTCAGCGGGGGTCACAGTGCTGTGAACATGCCTTCTCTGGGGGATGAAGTGGACACGGCCACCAACACGGCCCACTTCAGGGCCAAAACCATCGACCTACCAGCGCTGGCGTGCGAACTGCTGGCCATCACAGCTTTGGCGGGGCTGGCCTATGTGTCGGCGGGCAAAAGAAACGGCCCCACATCGGGGACCGTTTCATGAGGCGGTAATGTTCTTTCAGGTCGGGGCCACCACCCAGCCGTTGTCTACCTGACTATCTGAAAATTTGAGGATGTAGGCGGCTTCCCTGAAGTTGTGCGCCTGGCACGTCTCATGGATCCGGCCGTGAGGATCGATCAGTTCCCAGGTTTGGGTCTGTGGGGGCTTTGGGGTGGTCATTTGAGGCCTGCCAGGATGGCCAGGGATTCGAAGGTATCAGGTAGGCCCTGAAGGATACCCCCGGCGATTGAAAGGATGATCAGGGTTAAAAGGATTCGATTGGCGCGGGCTGATTTCACGGCAGTTCACCGATGGGGCCCAACAGGTCCAACAGGATGGCCAGGGCCTCTTGTGGATCGATGCTGGGGAATGTCTGGGCCTCCCGGATCCGCTGGGCCTGTTCCTGGGCCCGGTAGATCAGATCCTCCAGTTCTGAGGCCCTGGTTTCCAGTTTGGTGATTTCTTCGGCATGGCCATCCGCGATGGCGTCTAGTTCTTCGGTCAGGTTCTTTACCTGGGCCCGTAGGGCAGTGAGTTCGAGTTGATCAACTGATTTCGTGGCCATGGTTGGGCCTCCAGTGGGATTTTAGGTTGACATGGCGACAATCGCCACGGCTGCGGGATGGAAGTGGAAAGATTCTGTCATTCCTACCCCAAAAAGGCAGGGAGAATGGCCTAACTATCAGGAAAGATTGATCATTCTATCTATACCCCCATGTTGACCGTTTGGTTACCACGGGAGAGTGTGGGCTGGGGTGGTGGGGCCACGGCTGTGTGGCTGTATTAATTGTCTGCATATCTCTTATCTTTTTGATTTATTAGAAAGAATAGAGAGAACAGTAGGAATAGACCTTGAAAAATAAAGGGATTTTTTATTCTCACTTGTTTGGGGTGTTCCTACCTTCAGGGGGAATCATCGCCGGATTAATTGCTGCGGGGTGATTTTCAAGCGTTCCGCTGCCTGGTGGCGGTCACTGGCCCGGGTAAATTGGCGGAATTCTTTTTCGTGGCCAGGATAATCAGAATCCGGGAATGTGGATTCCGCACAGTAAACTGGCTGACCGATGCCCCAGTAGGCCCCGCCATCGTCATAGCCCCCGCGATCGAGCCTGACCCGATAAAGGCGGACTGACTTTTCAGGCAGTGGTCCTGAGGGATTGAGGATGGATCGGCCCATGGGGGCACCGTATGGGCTGGCGACGTTCGGAAATTGGCTCATGCCGCTACCTCTTCAGACTTGGGGGATTCCTTCACACGGCCAAGGATCATGTCGGCCGCACGTTGGGCTTTGCCAGCTGCTAGGACAAAGGCCTTTGGGTCAGATTCCAGGAATTTCAGCCATGACTTGATGTAGGCCGCTGACTGATCAAGGGTGGAATCAAGGCCACACTCGGCGCCGAGGAATGCAGCTGACAACTCAGCCACCAATTCCTCACGGCTGTAGAGTTCAGACCCGAAGGATTGACCGAATTCACGATTTAGGCGTGAAGTGTGGCCAGTGCTATGGCCTGCCTCATGAAACAAAGTGTTGTAATACATGGCCGGATCTTCAAAGGCCTTAGTTGGGGGCATGTGGATTTCATCCCAACTGGGGATGTAGCAGGCCCGGTCACCGCCATGTTTCAGGCTCGGCTTGCTCTGGTAGCCGTTCCAGATCGCATCAGCATCGGCGATAGCTTGGAACTGACTGACAGGCTCGGCCGTGGTCTCTTCCGTTGGGAGTTCCAGGCCTTCACACTGGGACACATTGAAGACTGTGTAATACCGCAGCATGGGGATTTTCTTTTCTTCGCCAGTCTTTTCATCCTTGGCGACCATCTGTTTCCAGAAAATCACCGGGAATCCTTTTTCACCCTTCCGAACCTGGCCCCCATGGGCCTGAATTTGTTTGAACGTGCCAAAGATCGGCCGGTCAAAATCGAGCATGGTCAAGAGGAACCAGTTGGAACCTGAGTAGCAGCGTCCATCAAGGTTTCTAGGCCTGGTCCCGCCTGAGGCCTTGATGGATGACCACGGCTTGCGCCATGGGCACGTTCCAGCCTGCAGCCTGGCGAGGATGGCACTGGTGATGATGTCGTAGACATTCACTTTGGTTTCCATGGGTCACCGATCCACAACAACTGAATAAGCGTGAACACGAGGCCCAGACTGGCGAGTGGTGCCGGTCACGGCTTCACGAGGCACAACTAAGTTGTGCGACCAGTAGCCCGGGACTTCCCCTTTGGCGTATGCGATGCGGCCGTGTGCCCATTTGGTAGCGGTCACTTGGACCACTGCGAAAGTGGACATGACTTTCAACACTCGGCACTTCACTAGCCCGGCCGTGAGTGTGTCGAGGTATGCCAGGCACCCAGTGTGAAGCGTGGGTATCCGTTCCATGTGTGTTTCTCCTTTTGCTGAGGCCAGGTCTGAATGACCGGCCACTAATTAATAGCTACTTGTGGCGATCATCGCCACAATATTTGAGTGACAAATATCACAGTGTGGCGATTCGGCCATGAATGACTACAATCTAGCCATGGCGATTACCTCTGAAGACATCCGCAGCGCTGAATTGATCATTCAAGCCGTATCAAATGGAATAGCACTTAAACGTGCTGCGTATGCTGCGGATATGCACATATACAAATTCCATGAGGTCATTTCAAGTGTGCGTGAACTGTCTGTCCGCTATGCTCGGGCTCGGGAAATTATGTCAGACGTTGAGGCAGACGAGGCTAAGGAAATAGCTGATGATGCTACACTTGATCCTCAGCACGCTAGGAACAGAATTGACATCAGGAAGTGGCGATCATCCAAACACAACTCAAGAGTGTATGGCGATCGCGTAGACCTGAATGTGCAACAGTCTATCAGTATCAGTGAGGCCTTGACCGATGCCAGGCTGCGCCTCATGCGTCCAGTGTGCGACCAGTTAGTAACAGACGATCAATCAACTATTGATTGTGCTATTGTTAGTGCCTATAAACCCACTGATAGCGTATCAGATGCTGAACCTGGCCAGGTAGCAGGCCCGGACATCTTCACATAATGGCTGCGCAGCTGGCCCAGAGGGGGCCCCATCGCATGACCCGGGGGTGGGGGTGGGGGTAGGGTCGGGATCTGGCGGGCGATTTTCACTGCGGGCCCTGCTTCAGACAAACCGTGAGGGTGCTGACTTAAATTTTATTATTTTTCAAAAACGGGCTTGTAGCGATAATCGCCATGCCTTAACCTTCAACCGGAGGCAATCATGCAGACGATCCCTGGATTTGAAGGCGAATACCAGGCAACTGAGGATGGGCGTATTTGGGGTGTTCGTTCGCATCGGTTCCTGAAGCCCAGGGTGAACACACGAGGCTACCTGCAACTGAAATTGTTTTCTAACGGGCGGGTCCTGTCCTTCAGGGTTCACCGACTGATTGCTTTGACTTTCCTCGGTCCTGTTCCTGCTGGATGCGAAGTAAATCACAAAGACCACGACAAGTTGAACAATGACGTTAGGAATTTGGAGTATGTGACCAGAAGGGAAAACCAGCAGGCGTATCAAAAACACCGAACCCCGGGGTGGACTCCCAGGGTTAGAACCGGCCCACAAGGGCCCAGACCACGGCCGGTCATAGCCACGCCAGTTGTCATGGGTGATCCAATTCAGTTCGCGTCAGTTCAAGAGGCAGTGGCGGCCGGGTTCTCAGATTCCGGCATATCAATGTCCATTTCTGGAAAAATAAAAGCACATCGGGGCTATCGGTTTGAACGGGTTGGTGGCTGATGGCTTCTTCCCAGCCTGTCTACGATGCCCGGGGTGAACAGCAGCTGATGACGGACCTGTGGTCTCCCCAGATCGCCGATGACCCACGGGAATTCGTTCGCTACGTCTACCCATGGGGCAAGCCCAACACCCCATTGGCCGATCTGAAGGGCCCCAGGAACTGGCAGGACCAGAACCTGAAGGCCATCGCTGACTACATTCAGGAAGCCAGAAGGACCAAGGCGCTGACTGGCACCCTACCTGACATGTATCGGGAGGCCATCGCCTCAGGCCGTGGGATCGGGAAGTCAGCGGATTTCTCCTGGATCGCCCACTGGTTGGTCAGCACCAGGCTTGGTTCCTCAGTATGGGTCACGGCCAATGGTGAACCCCAGCTGAAGACTAAGACCTTCCCGGAAATCAGCAAGTGGGTATCCATGGGGCTGAACTCCCACTGGTTCGACATCAACGCCACCAGCATCATCCCAGCCAAGTGGTTCAGTGAGTTGGTCCAGAAGGATCTGAAGATCGATCCGAAGTATTGGTATATCGCTGCCCAGCTGTGGTCTGAAGAGAACCCGGATGCTTTTGCGGGTGCCCACAACGGATACGGCGAGTGCTACCTGTTCGACGAGGCATCCGGCATCCCCAAGCCCATCTGGACGGTGGCCCAGGGTGTGTTCACTGAACAGATCGTGGATCGCTACTGGCTGGCGTTCTCCAACCCACGGCGCAACGATGGCGCCTTCTTCGAATGCTTCCACAAGAACCGGGACCGCTGGCGGACCCGCCACATCGATGCCCGAACGGTGGAAGGCGTGGCCCAGGATGTCTACCAGTCGATCATCCAGGAACATGGCCCTGAGTCAGACGAAGCCCGGGTGGAGGTCTACGGCCAGTTCCCGAACCAGGCCAACAATCAGTTCGTGTCCCACTCCCTAACCCAGGCCGCAGCCGAAAGGGAATCGTCCTTGGACCCAGGGGCCCCGCTGCTCATGGGCGTGGACGTGGCCCGGGGGGAAAGGGATAGCAACGTCTTTGCCTTCCGCAAGGGTCGGGATGCCAGGACCTACCCATGGGTTCGGTTCAAGTGCTCAGACATGACCGTGACCGCCAGCAGGGTGGCGGAAGAAGCCACCCAGCGGAAGGTGGACGCCATCTTCGTGGATGGGAACGGGGTAGGGGGCCCACTGGTGGACATCCTTCGGTCCTGGAAGTTCCGGGTGGTGGAGGTCCAGGCTGGCGGTTCGCCCAATGAGGAAAACAAATACAAGAACAAGCGGGCCGAAATGTGGGGTCTGATGAAGGAATGGCTGCAACTGGGGTGCATACCTGATGATCCCACGCTCAAGTCTGACCTGACCGGGCCGGAATACTCCTACGATCCAGTCACCAACAAGCTGGTGCTGGAAGCCAAGGAACACATGCGGGATAAGCGGGGCCTGGCCAGTCCTGACATGGCGGATGCCCTAGCCATGACCTTCGCCCAGCCCGTGGCCCGCAACGATGCCCGAACCTCCCGGACCTGGGCTTCAGCCCCAAGACAGTCTAGGGACGTGGACTACGACATTTTTTCTTAGGAAAGGTGTGGCTAAAATCTATACAGGACGCCATAATCACACGCGAAGAGGGGGTCACATGTCCGGTCTGTTTTCCAGTCCATCCGCACCGACTGTCCCCGCAGCCCCGCCCCCGGCGCCTACGGCGGCGAACACCCAAGGCGAAGGTGATGTGGCTGCCCGTGAACAGGCGTTGAAGATGCAGCGTGGCCGCAGCGCGACTCTGCTGACTGGTGGCTCTGGTCTCAGTGACATGGGCACCACGTCGAAGACCCTGCTGGGTCAGTAGCCATGACCGTCCAGATCGACCCCAAGGAAGAGTTGGTCAACGACCTGCTGCGTGAATTCAATGACGTGGAAGGCAAGCGGGGCATCTGGAATCCGCATTGGGAAGAGGTAGCCCAGAAGGTGCTGCCCTACTACAGCACCAGCTTCTACAGCCAGGGCAACACGGTCCCCGGTGCCAAGCGCAACCAGGAACAGTTCGATGTCACGGCCAACGCTGCGCTGTGGAAGTTTGCGGCTGCCA